CTTGAGCGCTGTTTCCTGCTCCTCAAGCTTCATAACCAGTTGCAGCTCTTTCAGCTCCCTCTCAGCCTGAGTTAAATCCTTATATGACAATGACAGATCATCAATTGCCTCAGATACGTCATCAATGCTGCGAGATGCTTGGAATAGGTTTGGTAGAAGCACCATCGCAATGGATGCGCCAATACCAGCAACCGCGCCAGCCAATGGAGCGCCCAAAACAAAACCCAAGTCAGCCGCTTGTTGAGAAAGCGCCATCATTGGGTTTGTTCCCATCTGCACCTGTCCAACCAGCTGCTGAACCTGCATGCCAGCCATGCCAGCATTTCTGCCCATGCTGCCCATGCCCTTGCCCATCGTCTTTGCCGAATGAACAACGCTGGTTGCGCCAACTTTGGCATTTTGCGCCATCTGCGCAAATTCAGAGTTTACTTTTTTGAGCGCACCGGAAAGATCATCCTGTGCCGTAAATCGAAACTTAATATCCTCAGCGCTCGCCATCTTTTGTCCTCTGATTTAGGTACGCGATCCAGCCATTAAACTCCTCAACAGTGATTTGCTCAATCTCTGCGACAGTCTTATGCAGCATCTCAGCCAGAGTATATTTGGCGTGAAGCTCTGGATCGCTGATTAGTTTCCCGACATATCCTCAACTGATGGAGTTGCTGATATTTCGTTTGCGATGCGCATGATGATTGCCGGATCGACTTTGTTCATCAGTGTTGGCTTGTCAGACAGGTCAAATACCTTTGATCCGTCCTCATTCAACGCCTTCATGATGACAAGCCGAACAACAAACTCCATGTCATCCTCTTTTGCGAATTTCGCCAGCTTCTTGCGCTCCTCTAGGGTAAATGGCTCAGCCAGCAAAACAGTTGGATTTCCGCTCTCATCACTCCACTCTGGAACAATGATTTTGCGAGTTTCTTGTTGGTCAAAATGCGCTTTTGCGCGATCTAAAATACTCATGACTCCCCCTGCAAAGTCTGCCCTGAAATAAAGAGGCTGTCAGGCGGCTCAGGGAAGCCGCTTTTCAGTAGGCTCGACTCTACCTAGACAGCCGCACCTGTTAAGCGACAGTTGTAGTTGTCACTGCACCATTAGCTTGGAATGAAAAACTTGCTTCAACCATGCCGTCAAAAGATGCAGATGCACCTTCCTCTGTAATGATTGCACTCATGCTGTAATAAGTGTCACCAGTATCAGCGCCCTCTGGGTACAAATTCAAAGTCACCTCAGCGCCAGCAGTCATTGCGCCTTGTCCTGTGGCATCTGTTTCATCCCAGTAACACGAAACTGAGCCAGAAGCCGATGTAAGGCTTGGCAAGTAAGTGCGAGCTGTGTCACTCATGGTTGTATCTTCAATCGTGTCAGCAGTAATGGTCAACGACCAATCTCTAACTTCTGCAACAGTATTTGAGCCAACTTTAACGTAGCCTTCACTGCCTTTATGATTCGCCATCTTCTTGCTCCTCTAAGTTTTCAATGACATTTTCTAAAGCCTCAGTTTGTGAAGGCTCTGCTTTATTCCACCCCTTGCGAGTCATATCATCAACTCGCGCAGGATGAACCTTAATATCAAATTCCGCATCAGGATGCGACATATTCACCATTCTCATACGGCTCCCCTTGTATAAAAGTATTCGACCGCAATAGTCATTACTATTCCGCCAATTGGATCAATTGAACCATCGTCAACATCAACTGAGGTGACTTGTGTATCAACCGCAAATCCGCCTCTTGTACGATCCACATCAAGCGCTTCCTCAATTGCCTCGATAAGCTGATTTCTTGCTGTATCAACGCTCTTTGCTGGCGATTTGACGTATCCGACAATGTCGTAAGTGATTGTACCCATTCTGCGGATAGCAGCATCCCCGATAGTTGAGTCGCCACGAATCTCGCCTGTTGTTTGCACTAATATCGCTGGATATTGCGCATTTGACAGCTTGGTAAAGTCAAATTGCTGTCGAGTAACAAATGGAGCGTTGCCGTATTCGCCAATGTCGATCAGCGCCTCAACAATGCTTTCAGCAATGCTCTCTCGAATGCTCATTTCGCACCAGCCATCGCAATACGCGCTTTCTTTTTATCGATTATTGATTTGTATGTCATATGAAAGCGCTTGACTAACTTGTCGCGCTCAC